TCGTGTCCTGCCCTTCCAGCCGCCCCATAATGGCGAAGACCCGAGGCTTGGCGGGCTTCAGAGGCACCCGGCGGAAGGAGCCATCCTGGAAGCCATCAGGGTCTCTCACACGATTACGTATCTCGTTTTCCGTCTCTTCCCAGGGCATCTTTACACCGCCAGCATGTGGTCGAAGCTCTCATCTCTTCGCAACAGATTCCTGGCCTTGAGCACTATCTGATGCCTCGCCTGCCGCTGGTTTTCTGGATCGGCGCCAAGTACCCGACCAAAAGGCAAGAAAGGGAACTGCCGTTCCTCCTGGCAAAACTTGCAAACGCCAAAGTTTGTCGAGTTGATGAGCCAGTGGTGAGTACAGGTGCTCATCTCTTCCCCGCGATTATCAGCTTCAAGAAGGGAACATGCTTCGCCCAGACTGTCTTCGCTCTATCTGAGATACTCTGCCAGCCCCTGGCCATCATCACCTTCGTCTGCTTCTCACCCTTCGTACCCCGTCCTCTGTAGCCCTGCACATAGCCCGCATAGGGCACAGGGTTAGTGATGAGGACCTGAGTTGGGCGGAGGTCAGAGTAAATCCAGCCCTTGCCTAGGATACCAGTACGTTTGCCTCCGGCCCTGGGGCCGGCCTTAGGTGGTCTACTCTTCCAGGGCATCCAGCCTGGGTAGGCTTGCATCTCTTTAACCATGTCGGAAGCGAAACGCTCAAGTCCTGCGCGGATAGCCTGAGCATTCACCGTAACTGGTGGACGCTTAGGAAGAATCGGGCGGAGAATGATAGCGGCCATTACTTCTTCTCCTCTATCGGCTTTCCAGTCCCCAGGTCGAGTAACCGTCCCTTCTCGTCACGCCACTCGAGCTCTTCCTTGGGCACAATGAAAGCAGTTTTGCGATCAGGAGGCTTTGAAGTCATTGAACCAACTCAGCAGTGTACATCATTCTCCCTGAAAGATGTGTCTCTGCCGCCACAATCCTCCAGGTAAGATTACGAGGCAATAGAAGTTCGGCCTCCGTGGTCTCGTTCAACTGCTCAAGATAGACACCGTTAGTACCTCGTGGTATCCTTAATTTAAATATAGCATCCGTACGTTCTTCAGCAAAATCAACAGCAACCTGCCTACGCATTGTAGTGCTAGCGAATCCTTTATCAGTAAAGGTCTTGCCAATCGCCTCTGCCCCCTCCCAAGGTAATTTCCCATCTCCTCGGTAAGCAATGAGATTTCCGGGGGTGGCCTGTCGCTTAAGAGCCCTGGTAATCAATCGTTCCGACCGTTCCAAGTCCTCCAATCCCATTCTAGGGAGACCAGCTATCTCGCCAGTCCGTAAGAAGCGATTAAGAGGCCGGTAATATATCCCCTTGTATCGCATTAGTTCTTCTTGTTCCAGCCGATTAAGAACATTGTGCTGGAAATGTTCATTCATCCAAGCATCACTTGCTTCAAATGTATCAAACTCCCGGTATTCTTCTGGTACTTCCACCACTGGACTCAACCAACACCGGCATCTCACATGACGAGGAGGCTCCTGGTGCTGTCCTATCTCCCAAGTCTGCCCCTCGAGCTCTCTGCACATGTCCTCTACCCAGGGATCATTTGCAGTGCGCCACATCACTCTCTTGATGTCAGCGACGCCATAGGAGAGGAGTGCGCCTCTTGCGAAGAGCCGGGTAGTCTCAGTCGTGGCAATAGCCTCCGCTCTCTTCTCGCCGAAGATGGGTTCCACATCTTTGAGCAAGTCCTCCATGACAATACCGCGCTCAACATGAGTACGGATGGCAGAGCGTAGACGGTCTTTGGTTGTGCCCTCAAGTCCATTCCACCACTGCGTAGTGAAAGCTGTAGCCTCAGCGTCTATGAGAGCTGCGAGACCAGTAGCGATTTGCTTAAAACCAAGTGTCTCTAACTCGCCCGGATCAGTTATCTCTTCCGCCCCTATTTCACCGCCCCAGAGATATCGTGCAAGACTAGGGTCATCATACCAAGAGCCGTCCTGGCCACGACCCTCCAGCCAATAGCCATCTTCCTCTTGCCGTTCACGGAAGACGCCTACCCTGGCTCCTTCGTCGTTAAGAACGGCGAAGTAACGCACGGATCAATTCCTTTACCATGACTGCCCAACCGATAGCAGCTGCCCCCACAGGTGCAGCTGCTTTGCTCCATAACGCTGTCGTCTGCTGCGTCAGCCGAGTTCTCATAGATGGACTCTTAGTCACACGCAGTTTCTCATAAAGCGGATGCGACTTGTTCTGCTTTATGTCCCAGCTACGACTAGTATGAAACTGCAGCTCAAAGCGGTGTCCGCCAGGCGAGACAAACTGCGTATTGATGCCCCTGTATTCCTTGTTGTCCCAAAAATTCCTAGCCTTTTGAAGTCTAAATCCTTTCCCCTGAAGGTCCTTTACAACACCATCTGAACCTTTGCTATACTTAGAGGAAGAGAAAACAATCGTATAGCGTAGAGAGTCGCCAATCTGATCTGCTGCCGCCTTGGGAGAAATGCCTTTCAGCCGCGCCTCGCTGGCTATCTTCCGCTCAAGCGACTCCTTGCTTTTGAGACGAAACCCCAACCCTACCATTTCGCCGCCATGTGTGGTTGCGACAGCAAAAATCTCACTCGTAACAGCCTTCTCGGCTCCACTTGCCTGCGAGAGAAGTTGGTCCGCTGCCATAGCAACCTGTCCACCCCCGCCCGGGCCAGAGGCAAACCCCCCTCTCGCATCGTGAGAAGGATTGAATTTCTCGCCAACCTGTACAATCTCTTCCTGCCCAGCTTCAGCCCCAGCAGTTAGCAAGGCGCGGAAGACTGGCTGCATCACCTCCCTAGCTTGCTCACCCAACTCTTCCCAGAAGGCTTGCTCATCGAGAAAGGATTCGAGAGCTTTGGTGCGGGGCTCCAGACCGCCGGACCCCGGCCTGCTAAGCTGGCCTAACGTACCTGGAGCTGACCGCATATCAAGACTTCCCGCAGTACCGGGCTAGGCGTTCTAGCACGGCTTTACGGCTCCGCCAATGGAGTAGATTGTGTAGCCACTTCACCTTCATGCCTCCTCCCTGAGTCTCGTCATTATCCGTCGCTGCAGCTTCCGCAGTGCCTTGAGCGCCTGCGTCTTGATGAGCGTCTCCACCTGCTCCCGATCGTCTTCTATCTCCTCAGGTCCAAGATGCCGCTCTTCTAGAGCAGCCTTCAACTCGAGCGCTGCCTCCTTGATCTCCTCCACTATCGCGTCGGCGTCTGCCTTCCCAACTTCAATATCGTAGATACCGGCATCTTTGAGCGCATCTTCAAATGAGACCAGATCACCAAAGCGGGTCTTCGTAGCCTCAGCAGTCGCTGGCGGCTGCCCAGGCTTAGGAGGAGGTTGCGCAGGTACCTGCTGCTGAAGCTGCCGCGCTGGCCGCTCCCCAGGCACCTCAGGCTTCTCCTCATCCTGAAGTGTAATGTGAGGCGTGAGGTCTAGCCCGCCCATAGCATCAAAGACTTCGGGCGCGAGATCGCCTTCATCCTTAGCGATCTGCCTGGCTACCTCCGGAGTAATCTCGCCAGACTGTACGCGGACAGCCCTGGCCTCCGCCCTGAGCTTCTCCAGCTCCGCCTTCTCCTTTTCGGCTTCTATATCCTGCTCAGCAAACTTGAACTCCACATTCTTGGGCAGCACACCTTGGAAGTTCATAAGATGAGAGATGAGCTTCTGGAAGAGGGCTGGCCCCTTGCCTCTGGACTTCAAGTGGAGTATCTGGGACTGCGCGGAGGTACCTAGCCCACCGCCGGGGAGGGGCGCGAACTCTTGATAGTCAGAGAGGAAGGCCATCGCGATAGCAGAGATGTAATGTTTGAAGGTCACTTCCTCGTCATAGCCATCAGGCAGCATGGCGAGTTCTATCGTGTCGTGGCCAATCTCTGCCGTAGGCGAAACGCTCCCTATCATCGGAGGCTGAACGTAGCGAAGGAGTCCTTGACCGTCGGCGTTACTAGCCTGCTCAGCCAGTGCATCCTTGATCTGCTTCGGCGTGATCCCTCTAAGCAGGTGGACTGCTCGGTTGAAGCGCCCACCGGTCTTCTCGTCCTTGTAGATAGAGATATTGCGGAGAATCTGCGCAGCCCGCAGGAGCCGGGTAACGGCGCAGTACTGGATCGTGTAGAGAGCGCCGAACTGCGGATGCTCTACGGGCGCCGGCATCTC